GATTTAACGTATCAACAAGGTATGCGTAGAATGTGGAATAGACGTACTCGATACGATTTTTATTTTCCGGTGTTCGCCCATTTGGGAGAACAAGCGGTTCTCAATAAAGAGATTTACGCTACAGGTACATCAACAGACGAAGATGTTTTCGGTTATCAAGAGAGATGGGCAGAATACAGATATCACCCATCGATGATTAGTAGTTTATTTAGGTCGACAGCGTCAGGTACGTTAGATGCTTGGCATTTGGCGCAGAATTTCACTTCGTTGCCAACATTGAACGATACTTTTATACAAGATAATCCGCCTGTTGATCGAGTAGTAGCCATAGGGTCAGGAGCAAATGGTGCACAATTTATATTTGACTCCTTTTTCGATATTAAAGCAGCTAGACCAATGCCGTTGTATAGCGTTCCTGGTCTAATAGATCATTTCTAATGTTTAAAAAAATAGCAGCTATGTTAGGACATCCCGGCGCAGCAGTCGGGGCGTCAATCGTAGGCGGTTTATTAGGTAGGCGTGGACAGTCAGCGGCCAATGCAGCTAATGCTCAGTTGGCACATAATCAGATGCAGTTTCAGGAGAGGATGAGTAGGACTGCGTATCAAAGGCAAGTAGCAGATATGAAAGCTGCAGGTATCAATCCGATGTTATCGGCAAAGATGGGAGGCGCGAGCACTCCATCAGGACAAACTGCAGTTATGCAGAATACTGCGAAAGCAGGAATTGAGGGCGCAATGATGGTTGCGAACCTAAAAAATATGCAAGCTACAGCGCGCAAGACTAATGCGGAAGCAAAAGTAATCGAAGGTACAGGAATGGATAGAGCTCATTCCGAAATAGGCCAAAATGTAGCAAATTCTAAGAGACTTATAGCAGATTCAGAAAGGATATTCGCCGACATTAATAAAATACAAGGTGAAACAAATAAGATCGATTTTCTTATTAAACAAATAAAGGCAGAGACCAAAAGGATCAAAGCAGGAACGATGTTAATCGGTCAACAGCAGGCTGAAAGTATGACGCGGGAGTATCAGATTAGAGAGCAAACTAAATTATTCGAAGAGCAAATAGCTAAAACAATTCAAGAAACGCGTATTTTCAAGATGGATGCGGATATTCAAGAGCAATTATATAATTTGAAGCCTGGAAATACCGCAAATCTATTAAAAATTCTTATGAGTATGAGAGGTAGAAGATAATGTTCATTAGATCGAATTATAATTATGATCAACGAGAAGCAAGCGAGGCTTCAGCCATTACTTGTGCTGAACCCACTTTGACTCAACAAAATTTCAAAGATCAACAAGATATTAATCGCATAGTTAAACAATATGCGAAAACAGGGGTTGCAGTTCAGACAACCCGTAAACCAATGCCAGAGGATTTCGTAGGCATTACAGATTATCATAGCGCTATGAACGCTATAAGAGCCGGGGATGACGCGTTTGCGGAACTCCCCAGCAATATTAGGGAGCGTTTTAATAACGATCCCGCAGAATTCGTCGATTTTTGCCTTGATGAGGCAAATAACGAGGAAGCAGCTAAACTTGGTTTAGCGTATAGAAAGTTCGAAGAACCAGAAACACCTACGGCGCAGCCGGTCGGGGAACCCGACGCACAGTAGTATTACTTGATATCTACTGTGCTAGGTGACACTTCACCAAAAAGGAGAGACTAATGAGAATGACTCGACGCAGAAAAGTAAACAAGGGCCGTAGTGCCCGCAGGTTCAAAAAACAGGTAGGAAAGACAAAAGCAGCTAATTTAAGAGGCGCGCCAATGCGCGGCGGATTCCGCTTTTAATTAATTACCACGCTCCCTATGGGGCGCAAAGGTTATGACTTGTTATACACCACTCAAAGCCCATCGTTTAGATGATGGCACAATAAGCTTTAAAGCACGTACCGGTGAGGGTGATCCAATGGATCTAGCGTGCGGGCAGTGCATAGGATGCAGGATAGGACGGTCAAAAATGTGGGCCGTTCGATGTATGCATGAGGCAAGCTTATATGAAAACAATTGTTTTCTAACACTTACATATTCAGACGAACATATTCCAATAGATTCGTCATTAGATTATTCACATTATCAAGGATTTATGAAACGCTTGAGAAAGCGGTTTCAAGGTAAAAAGATTAGATTTTATATGTGTGGAGAGTATGGGGATGTTAATTACAGACCCCATTATCACGCGATATTATTCAACCATGATTTTGAAGATAAGGAATTATTCTTCAGCAGTAAGTCAGGACATAAAGTATATAGATCAGAAATTTTAGAGGATTTATGGAAATTCGGACAAAGTAGTATAGGCAACGTTACAGAGCAATCAGCAGGTTATGTAGCAAGATATGTAGTAAAAAAAATTATAGGTCGTGGACAGGATATTAATCCTAAGACAGGAAAGAGGTTCGATGCGGTTTATGACCGCATTAATCCAGATACAGGAGAGATATATAAAGTAATACCAGAGTTTACCCGTATGTCGTTAAAGCCCGGAATAGCCCAAGGATGGTTCGACAAATATTATAATGACGTATACCCCTTGGATGCGATAGTTACAGAGGGCGGCAGACGGATGAAACCACCCAGATATTACGATAAAAAATATGATGCAATAGAGCCATATGAATTTGAGGCCATTAAGCAAGAAAGAATAATGCAGGCCTTGAAAAATTCAAAAGAGTCCACACCTGAAAGATTAGCAGTTAAGGAAGAAGTCCTGACAGCTAAAACACAACGATTAATAAGGAGTTTATAATGATATTAACAGTATGCGCGGTACGCGACACAGTAGCAGATGTATATAATAGACCATACTTTACACAATCAGCGGGAGTAGCTATTAGAGGATTTTCAGACGAAGTAAATAGAGAAGCTGAAGATAACCAGCTTTACAAACATCCACAAGATTTTGTATTATACGAATTAGGCACATATGATGATGCCGATGCAAAATTTACATTACACGATGTACCCAAACATTTGATCAAAGCTGATCAGTGTTTACCGACAAAACATTAAACGGTAAAAAAAGGGTAAGCTTCGCATTATCGCTTGCCCTTTTATTAGCGTAATTAGGAGATTAGCAAATGGCTAAGATGATGCACAAGAATCGCTCGGTTTCAACACATAAGTTTTCAATGATTCCACGCGCGGATATACCGCGATCTAGTTTCGCAATACAGACAGCGCATAAAACAACATTTGATTCAGGATATTTAGTTCCTATTTTCGTCGACGAGATTTTACCCGGAGACACATTTAATTTAAAAATGACAGCGTTTGCACGATTAGCGACGCCATTGTTTCCAGTAATGGATAACATGTATTTAGACACGTTCTTCTTTTTTGTACCAAACAGAATTGTTTGGGATAATTGGCAAAAATTTATGGGAGAACAGACAAACCCAGGAGATAGTATTGATTACACAGTCCCGCAAATTACAAGCCCAACGGCTGGTTATGACATTGGCAGCATTTACGATTACATGGGGCTGCCTACTGTTGGACAGGTAACAGCCGGTCAGACAATTTCACATAATGCTTTGCATTTAAGAGCATATAATCTTATTTACAACGAATGGTTTCGAGATGAAAACCTTCAGGATTCAGTAGCTATCAATACAGATGATGGCCCAGACACATATACAGATTATGCGGTATTACGACGCGGTAAGCGTCATGATTATTTCACTAGCGCATTACCATGGCCCCAAAAAGGTGATGCAGTAGTATTACCATTAGGTACAACAGCTCCTGTTGCCACAACAGTTGCAACAGGTGCCACGGTTGGCGTTTATTCAACTCAGATTGGAGCAGTACAAAAGTTAGCTGGTAATCCAGTAGAATTAGGAACTGTAGCTTCACCAGCAGGCAGCGGTTTATATGCGGATTTATCAGAAGCCGCAGCCGCTACAATTAATCAAATACGAGAAGCATTCCAAACTCAAAGGTTATTAGAGAGGGACGCACGTGGTGGTACACGATATACTGAGATTATTAGGAGTCATTTTGGAGTTGTTAGTCCAGACGCTCGTTTGCAACGTCCTGAGTATCTTGGCGGTGGTAGTACACCTGTTAACATTAATCCAGTTGCACAGACATCTGCGACGGCAGCCTCTGGAACCGATACGCCGCTTGGCAATTTGGCAGCAGTTGGAACGGCGTTGGCTTCGAATAATGGTTTTACACAGAGTTTTACGGAACATGGAATGGTAATAGGATTGGCGTCAATAAGAGCCGATTTAACGTATCAACAAGGTATGCGTAG